AAAATGGATGCTATTAAAAATTATTTGCCAAAAATTTTATGGGGAGAGCTTGATAGGCGTGAAGTAATTCCTTATTTAATACAGCCGAAAGGAATAAACGAAGCGAAAAAGAAGTATTACGCTAATTTTTAAAAAGCAATAAAGCTAAACTAATATGAATCCAAAAGGTAGTAAAGTTCAATACGCAGACTGGAATTTAATTAAAAATGATTATATAGAGTCTGATCTTTCCTATGAAGCTATTGCAAAAAAACACAATGTAAAGCTTGGTACTGTAACCAGAAGAGCAGGAATAAGGGGCGAGAACTGGAGGCAATTGAGAAAAGAGTTTCGACAAAAAGTTCAAGAAAAGTTAATAGAAAAAAATGCTGACAAAGATGCTATTGAAATTCAGAAAATGAAGGAAGAGGAGCGCAAGCATATTATATTACTTGAACAAGCTGCAATTGGCAAGCTTTATATACGAGAGTTGGTAGAAGGTGAATATAAAACCGTTATAAATAAAGCTTTATCTTGTTCTGATATTAGCTCTTTATCAGTATCAATAGAGCGTATCCAGAAGATGAAATATAAATCTTACAGCATACCTGAAAACTTTAGTTTAAAGGGGCCTTTAAACCATAAATTTGATCTCACTGAATTTAATAAAGTTTTAGATGAGTTAGATAATATGGATTTATGACAAAGGCAGAAGTAAGAGGAATCAAGGCTTGTAGATTATTAAACCAACATTTAAGAGGTGAAATTAGCCTTGAAGATGACAAGATAAAGAATTTAAAATTTGTTGTAGGGCATGTCTCGCGACAATCGTTTTTTTTCTTTTCTAAGTATGTTTTGGGTTTTAATTTGCTCACGGAGGAAACTCATAGGAAATGGGCTTATGATCTTCAGGGTAAGTTCAAAAAGTATACAAGGTTTATGAGGTTAAAGCCTCGCAAGACTTTCAAGACTACATTATATGGTGAAGCGTTTATTTTATGGTTGTGGGCTACTGTATCGGAAAAGCTGCATATTTTTTACACCTCTGCAAACTCCACTTTGCTTACTGAGGTATCCGCACATTTAGATCATTATTTAAAAGTTGGGAATGACAGTCTTTATACTTTTGTTTTTGGTATAGAAAGGGATAGCCGGTTAACTCCAAATACATCAGATACTATTAATATCAAGGGCAAGGATTCGAGCATTAAGGGGTCGAGTCTTACTTTTCGGACAGCAGGTGGGTCTACTAATGGTATTCACCCCCATGTTATAATAGTTGATGACCCTATGGATTTATCTGACAGGACAAGTCCAGCGACACGAAAAGCGAAAGAATTATGGTTTGATTCTTTGACTCCGTTATTGATGGAGTTTGAACTTGATAACAAATTATTTAGTTTGCTTATGGTGATTGCTACAAGGTGGCATTTGGCGGATCTGATTTCATATATTTTAGAAAAGGATAGCCAGAAAACAAACGAAGAGGACAAATTTAATGTTGAGATAGAAAGTATATACGATGACAACAAAGAGCCTATGTATCCAGAATTTTTTGGTGAAGATGCGATAAGGGTAATTAAGGAGAATATATCAGATGTTTTCTTTGCTTGTCAGTATTTAAATCGTCCTCTTCCTGAAGGCTTAATGGTTTTCGATAGGGAAAAGATGTGGTTTTTTGATCCGTCTATGTTGAATTTGCGGGATGGTCAAAATGTTTGTTTTTTTGATCCATCGAAGGGGAAGGAGGAAAGCGATTTCCCTGCGGTTGTTTGGGTAAATTTTAATAAGAATACGTTAAGATTTTTTGATGCTATAGATAAGTTGATAATGTTGAATGATATGTTGAAGTTGATTGCAAAAAGAAATATTTTGTATAAAATACCTCTAATGGTTTTTGAAGATAACGGCACGATGTTGCTTGAGGAAAATATTAAGAATGCACATAAAGAACTTGATGAAAATTTCAAGATAACGATAAAGGGGGTGCATGAGGGGGCGAATAAGGACGAGAGGATAGTAAACATGCAACCTAATATGTATAATGGCAGTATGCAGTTTCGGCTGGATTATAAGACTTCTTATCCTGAGATGATGAATCAAATATTTTTTTATCCAGCATGGGGGGCTGTTGATTATCCTGATGTTGTGGAGAAAGCTGCTACTTATTTCTTAAAGCCGAAGTTCGAGTTTAAAAGATATGAAAAAATGCATTAAAATACTTGACAAGTTGAGTTATTTTATTATATTGGTTATAATCTTGCTCTTTTCCTATGTGATGGGACACATTAAAACCCTACCGCTAATACTGCGATAGTGTATTTCCGTTTACCCTTACGATACAAGGGTAAATTGATATAATCGGAGTTGTTTTTGATAGATTCAAAGAACATTATTGCTACTCGCCGAGATTCTACGTTACAAGAATATGAAGAAGTTTATAAAATGATTGAAAACTCCTATCTTGGGGGTTTGAATTATTATAACGGTGGTTACCTCGATCAACATCCAAAAGAATCGGATAAAGCATTTAAAGCAAGGCGGTTACAAGCGACATATTATAATTATATTGCTCCTTTAGTCGATATGCTGACAGGTTTTTTATATTCAAATACTCCAAGTCGGGATAAATTCCCAAATGAAGAGTTTGTAGAAAATGCATCTGGTATATTAAGCTTCCAAGAAATAATGAAAACAATTTGTAAATATAGCTTATTGATACCTACAGGCGTTTTAATTGATAATTCTGTATTTGATAAGGAGAAGATTGTTTCAAAGGCGGATGAGGATAGGAATAACATTAATCCTTATATAGTGATTTACAAGCCATGGCAAATTAGAGATTTTTATTATCAGGATGGTGTTTTGCAATGGGTATTGTTAGATAATACATATATTGAAAAAAGCGATCCTACTGTTGCTGAGGAAGAGATCATAGAGTATAGGTTATGGGATGCGATGAAATTCGTTGATTATAAAATTACTTTAGTCAAGGGAGGTTATCAGGTAGTCGAACTTGATACTGTTGAGCATAATCTTGGAGAAGTTCCGTTTAAAATTTGCAATTGGCAAGATGACAATAATGATTTTGTGGGAGAATCGTATTTTGAAGACCCTTGTTGGATAGTTAAAAAGATATATAACTATATGTCATATCAGGATGAGATGATGGCATCGGGCACGTTTAAGATGTTGTCTTACCCATCGGAAAATGGGGAATTGCCTGCGACATTAGTAGAGGGTGGAGTTGGTACGCTAAGTTGTTTGCCTTATGATGGGAATTTGCCCCATGAGCCTTCTTTTATAGGGGCTGAGTTGAATGATATGGCTTCTTTGTTGGCTACTATCACATTTGCATAAGAGCAATTAATGTCTTATTTTGGTATGGAAGTTGAAGAGAATAAGAACTTGCCACAATCTGGAACTGCGAAAGAATTAAACTTTGAGAAATTGAAATCAATTTTAAATAATGGCGCTATATCTTTGGAAAAGACAGAGCGTTGGATTTTTGACATAGTTGCTAAATGGAAAGGTGATTCTTCCGAATATGAAGTAAATTATAAGAAGGATTTTTTGACTAAAGATATTGACGCAAAGATAAAACAGTACATGGACTTGAAGTTATTACCCCCATATGAAAGACTTAACAAAATTTTAGATAAAATGATAGTAAAATTGTCTTTATCAGGTGATGTCGAGCCTGATGAGATGGAAGAAATAATGAGCGAGATTGAAAAAAGTAAGATTGAGGTAGGAAATGATTTTAACACAGATTGAGCAAGTTTTACCATGTGGGTTTTTATTATTCTCCGATGGTGATGATGGTGGTGGGGAAGGTTCTTTTTTTTCTGGTGAATTTGAAGAGATGGAAGACCCTTTTACGAAGGACAAGGTAAAAGTGCCTAAAGAGATTACTTCTTTTTTAGGGCATATTCGATCAGCGGAGAGAACGGCATCAGCAAAGAAAACTGAGGAAAAATATGCATCTTTAATACAAGAGCTTGAAAAGACAAAAGGTGATAATGCGGAAATAACTGCCAAATTGCAGGAAATTGAAGATGCTAATTTATCAGCTGAAGAAAAGGCTACGAAAAAATTCCAAACGACTATTAAAGACCTTGAGGCTGCAGTTGAAAAAGCCAATAAAAAAGGTGATGAATGGAAGCAGAAATATGAGGCTAAGTTAATGTTAACCGATGTTTATGCTTCTTTTGATAGTATTCCGCAGGCTTTGTGTAATGCTGAACAAACAGCTGATTGGTTTATGAAAGAAGGCAATGCGAGACCTGAGGAGGTGCTTGATGAAAACGGAGAAGGTACTGGTCGTTATATAACTGTTATGGAGTTATCGATTAAAGATAAGGATGAAGTTAAGCAAGTTAGGGGAACACCTGAAGAGCTGTTCGCTAAGTGGGTCAGCCAGCCTCAGAATAGGCATCATATAACAAGTAATGCAAGGTCAGGGGGCGATACCGCTATAATCCATAACAAGAAAAAGGGAGGCAACGATGAAGAGTTCTTAAAGCTGCCTCCAGTGGAGAGAATGAAGATAGAAAGGAGAAATAAAAATGCCTGAAATTTTGACAAACAATAGCTTTAAATATATTAAAGAGGATCCACTGCCAGTTTTTTCTTTTTGTGAAATTGGAGAACAAAAAGATGATTTGGTGTCAAAATTTTTTATTGATGAGCTTTTTAGAACTAAACCGATAGAGGATTAAAGAGCGAGGTTAAAGACATGGAGAAGACAGGATAATAAATTTGTAGGAGATAAAAATGTCTTTAACTTTAGTAGAAGCATCGAAATTACATTCAGGGGATGTAATTCGTGCAGCAGTAATTGAGCAATATGCACGAAGTGCGGATATATTGCGGGTGCTACCGTTTGATGATATAGACGGAAATGCGCTTAAGTACAATAGAGAGGAAACTCTTCCGGGGGTCGCTTACCGTGGCATAAACGAAGGGTATACAGAGAGTACAGGGGTATTAAATCCCATAGTTGAGCCATTGATGATTAGTGGTGGCGATTTAGACGTGGACAGGTTCATAGTGCGGACTAATGGCGAAGATCAGAGGTCTGTGCATGAAGCGATGAAAATTAAAGCACTTGCTTTAAATTTTGCTTTAAAATTTCTTAAGGGAGATCAAGAGTCTGATCCGAAAGAGCCTGATGGCTTGCAGGTACGACTTGTCGGCGATCAGCTTATTGATGCGGGTGCTACAAGTGGCGGAGACGCCTTAAGTCTTGCCAAGTTGGACGAATTGATAGACGCTGTTGATGGAGCTACGCATCTTTGCATGAACAAAACTCTGAGACGTCTACTTACAGCAGCAGCAAGAACAACAACAGTTGGTGGTTATGTAACCTACGATGTGGATGAATTTGGTAGACGTGTAACAAAGTATAATGATTTACCAATTTTGATATTTGATAAAGACAACACGAATACACAAATATTGCCATTTACAGAAGCAAATCCAGGCGGTGGTACTGCTGCATCTACTTCTATTTATTGCGTTGCATTAGGTGACGGTAAACTAGTTGGAATTCAAAATGGAACAATAGAAGTAGAAGATTTAGGCGAGCTTGAGACAAAGCCTGCTTATCGAACACGAGTTGAATGGTACAACGGACTAGCTGTTTATGATGGCTATGCTGCTGCTCGATTACGTGGAATTAAAAATGCTGCGGTAACAGCGTAAGGGGGATGATATGAGTCAAATAAGACAATCAAGGATGTATGATGTTGATTTAGAATTTAAAGATGCTGGCTTAGTTGCCGCAAGTGCCGCTGCTACTGTTGATAGTGCTGCCCAAATTATTGATTTTGGAACTGGTACATGGTATGGGCAGATGGTTATTGATGCATCGGCGGTTGAGGTTGCAAGTGGTGACGAATCTTACTTGATTTTTGTGCAAGTAAGTTCAAGTGCTACGTTCGCATCGGATATTTACAATGTGGCTTGTTTGCCATTAGGCGATGCTGCTGCTTTGGCAACTGCTTGTGGAGCGGGCGATGTAGATCAAGATGCTGGCAGGTATATTCTGCCTTTTACAAATATGATAAAAGACGGATTGGCCAAACGGTATGGTCGTATTTATACGCTTGTTGCTGGAACGATAGCTACAGGTGGCGGAATAAATTTTACGGCTTATGCAACCAAAGGATAATTTATTGTTATTAGGAGATTCGCCGAGTCTTTATTATGACTTGGCGGAGTTTGAAAATTTAAATATAAAGATATATGATGTAATGGTTGTTAATGTTGCGGGTGTTAAATTTCTTGATGACATACAACATTGGGTAACATGCCATCCGCAATTTTTTAAAGAACCTGAGCCTATTTATGGATATATCGCTTATGGATTTTGGGAGAGGGAACGAAAGAATTATAACGGTAATACTGACTATGTTCGTCATACGTCCGTTAAGCTAAATGGGCATTATGATTGTTTATGGTCGTTTGATGGCTTGGGTGGTGGTTCTGGTTTATTGGCGGTTCGGATTGCTTTAGAGTTGGGATATAGGAAAATAATAATTGGTGGCATTTCTTTAACTGATGGTTATTTTTTATATCGTGAAGATTTTATAATAAATAAAAGTTTGATGGATGGCAAGGTGAAGGCGCTAAGTGGTTTTTTGCAAGAGTTGTTAGGTCGTCCTGAAAACGAATGGTTAGAAAAATGAAATATAATGTAAATGAAAAAGGACAAGTTAAACTGGTCGGAAAGAAAAAAGATGTAGTTTATGCTTTTCCTGTTGATGTAAAAGATTTGGTGGCTTCTGGATATGTTTTGACTGAGGATGTTCCAGTTGTTGTACAGAAGAAATCGAAAGAAAAAACCCCTTCTTTGTCGGATGAGGGTGATAAAAATATTGCAGTTATTGGAAGTGCTTTAGGTGACGAGTAAATTGTTGCATAGATCAGAAATAGATTTAAAAAATCCTATGATTTTTCGTTCTAAGTACAGCATAAGCGAAAAGGATTTAAATTTATATTCTGAGTTAATACAACAAGGTGAAGAGCAGGAGGCGGTTGATGAATTTCTTTTGAGATACATTATGTCGCCTCTTGTTTTGTATACTGAAATAATGCAAGACCATTTAATAGTTATGCAAGAAGGTGAGGTTTTGCGGACTGAGCAGGACAAGGTTGAAAGGAATATTATTGTTTCAACTTTAGCTATTATTGGGGTGCTGCAATGGAATGCTAAAAGTTTTATTGTTGATGCGTATGCTCCTCGTATATTTTTGGGAACAGGCATTGAGTCAAAAAAAATACAACAAAGCATATTAAAAGCGACTTTATCACAGTTTGAAGAAAAGATTAAAAATGCTATGAGTAATACTCAATTAAATGTTTTGACGAATATACGAGATATGCAAAGGCGATTTATTGTTGAAAATCAAGTTATTAGGAAAATGCCTGTTGAGTTAATCGACAAAGAAATTGTCAGATTTAAGAAAGAGCTTAAAGAGCTTATGCCTGACTATTATGATGGTATAAAAAAGGGTAACATTTTAAAATCGAGAACTTTTGGTGTTAATGATAGATTTTATCGTTATAAACTTGATGACTATGCTGAGATGAGTATGAGGAATACACTCTTGAATGTTGATAGAACATCGGTTGAGGTTGTGGCAGAATCTGAAGGTCAAGAGCTAGTTGAGTATTACCAGAGAGATTTCCGTCCTTTGAAATCAGGCGTTGAGCGAGAGATTTGCAAGTCTATCCTTGCTAATAAATATTTAGGTAAATCTCTGTTAGCCACGAGTGACGAGGCGGCGAGCAAGTACGGAGTGATGTCTTTACAGAGTGCTAAAGATCAAGGTGCTATGGGCATGTGGTGTAGGCATTCGATTCGAGCAGTAAGTAAAAACTATATGAAGAAATTGAAGGCTGCATAATGTTTGATGATACTTTAACTTTACAGAAAGTAAAATTTGCAATAGGCAATGATTATGCTTTTTTTGGCTATACTGATGACATTGATTTTGAAACTACTATTGAGACGCTGGCGGATGCAAGCAAGTTTGACTTGTTGCAATATATTAGTGAAGATGAGTACGATAGGATTGCAGCTTTGACATATTCGACTATGGAATTAGAAGATCAATATGTTTTCATGGCTGAGGTTTATAATCTTGCTGCAAAAGTTGTTAATTACGAAGGAGAAAAAGAGTTGCAAAACAGGCTTGGTTATAATGATTCGTTGTCGGTTGAGGGTTATTCAAGGTCGGTTTCTGGTACATCTGGGAAAAGTAAATCAGCTTTTTCTTTGAATATGCTATATTTGCTTTACTTGCAGCGAGCAGGGTACACACCTTTGAAGTTGGAGAGGGCGTAATGTTTTTGTCAACCAGAGATATATCGAAGGCTAAACTTGATATCAAGAAGGCGTGTGATAAAGGGCAAACTATAACTTTGCGAAATAGCGGGTTAGGGATTGATGATTTAGAGTTGAAATCTTTTCCTGTTCTTTATACGCCATTCCCAAGAAAGTTGGCGGGGAATATATCGTGGGTTGAGGATTGTGATATTGCTTGTTATGTTTCAAAGCTGGCAATTACTGATTTGGGCTATACTGTTAGTAGTTTGTGCAGGTATGAACAGGTGGTTGTTGGTCGGATCTCTTACGATATTAAGAATGTTGATTTTTATGGATCGATTGGTGACGATTATACTTATATCTTGATTGGTGGCGCGAAGAAATGATTGAAGGCATGAAAGAATTACAGGCGGAGATTAAAAAGACTTTTTATTTTGATGAGGGTCGTTTTAATTTGAGCAGGGCAGAGCAGTTCAAGGACTTTGCGCAATCAAGAGCGAAGAAAGGGCAGCTTGGATTGAAGAAGATAAAACTTTCTACAATCAGGAGGCAAGGATTTAATCACCCACCTCTTTTTAGGTATGGTAAGTTTATTGATTATATGCAATCGAAGAGACATACGGATAAGACTGCAAGTACTGGATATTACGTAAAGGATGGCACAAAGTATCCTGGCGAAAAGGTGAGATTTTACGACATTGCCAAATGGCATACAACAGGCTACAAGGTAGGCAGGTCAAGAGTTCCTGCAAGACCTTTGGTTTATAGTGCTTTTGTGCGGTATAGGTCGAAGGAAGATAAATATTTAAGATATTTACTCAAGAAAACTTGGAGGCGGATTTAGTTGTTTTCTGAATTTGCAAATGTTGATTATACAGGAAGTTCTGGCGCTGTTAGCGTGGCTGATAATACTGATTTTGTTGTGTCAGGCACAGCAAAAAAAATAACCTTTTCGGATGCGTTGAACGAATATGTTACTGTCTCTTTTGACGAAGTTGATTTGTCCGATTATGAAGAGGTTGTTTTGTATATATATAGCTCTCCATTACTTACAGATGCAGATTTATTTTCTATAACTATCGGTGGGACTGCTTATAGTTTTACTGCTCAGAATGATAGGGGTCAATATCAGCAATTGGTTTGGGATTGTAGCACATGGGGTGCTGTTTCGTCCTTTGTGATTACTTCTTTAGTGTCTGACTTGGTTTTGTTTGTAAATTATATCGGTTATCGGAAAGTCGAATACTCCGATTTGAATTACGACACTTTAACAGCTTTGCAAGATGCCATTTCTCTTAACTATGATGTTACAACAACACTCGATACGCAGGCGAAGGCTGGCGATGAGACTATTGATTTGACAGATAATACAGATATTTTTGATAGCACTATGTTATTAATAACTGAAGGTGAGACGACGGAATATTGTCAATTAGTTTCCAGAGATGGATTGTTGAAAACAGATATAGTCAATGATTTTACGACGGCTGCTGTTGTAACTGCTGAATGTTTGACAAAGGTCGAGACTTACGACGATGTTAATATTGATCCTGTTTGCGGTATAGTTATAACAGGGTGGCAGCCAAGAAAAGAAGATTTTTGGCAGATGCAAGTAAATGCAACAAAGCTAAAGAGGTATTTAGGGAAACTAACAATAAATATATATATAGAATGTTCAAGCAAGGAAAAGGTTTTGCAATTAGCAAGTGAGTATGAAGAAAATTATGGCGACGGTTTTTCTTTTTTGTTGGATGGTGACAGGGTAGAAATATATAGTACGGATACTTTTTTTGTTGATGATGAGATAGGGGATAAGACAAGAGTAGTATATGAGTACACTTTTCAACCTCAACCAGTAACAATCGATAGCCGTATAGCTATAACTGATATTACTTTTGATTTGGAGTCGGTAACATGAAAATAATAAATGTAACAAATGTAGTTCAAAGCATAGAGTTTATAGACGGTCGTTATCTTGCGCTATTGCCTTTTGGGGAATGTGAATTTGAAGAAAACGAGGTATATGATTTTGAACTTGATAGAATTAAGAAAGTCTTTACGGTTGAGAATAACGCTGATCCGCCTGTAGAGAAGCCTAATCCGTACTTGAAAAAGACTAAAATAGAGATGCCCGATCTGGGTGAGGAGGTTGAATAATGACATATGGAGCACAAGTAAAACGACGTCCAGCGGACGGTAGTAAAGGTATTACGGATGCAAATATATATAAAATTGGATTGATGGGTGCAACTGAAAGGGGAGTGGCTGGGATTCAGGATAG